ATGCTACTCACCACGATCGTTGACCAAATCACAACGGAATGCGATTTGGATGTCACAACCATTGGACTGTACAGACGCTCAGTAAAGCGATTCTCCGAATTCCTCGGACGAGCGACTGAAGATGAGGATTTGAATACAGCAAATCTCAACAAATTCATTCAGCACATGCAGGGTCAAGTCTCGAATACGACCGCTGGTAATTACAGAAGAGGACTGTGTCGTGTTTGGAATTATTTGACCGAAACTCAAGGGAAATCTTCATACGAAATCAGAAGATTGAGGCGTCCAAAACCGGTCGAAAAGCCAGTGACAGCCTGGACGCCTGAAGAGATCGTTGCCGTCATGCGAGCCTCGAAGGAACTTAGTGGAAGCCTTCACTTCGGTGTTGCTGCAGGGCCTTTTTTCTATGCGCTCATATGGGTCGCGTACGACACGGGATTACGGCCGAGCGATCTGTTTCGATTGACCTGGAGCCAATTTGATTCGTATCAGAAATCCATCTTGTTGGTTCAGAACAAAACGCAAAAACCACACATCACCTTCCTACGCGAAGAATCTATTCAAGCACTCGCGGCGATCAAAGATCCGTCGCGAGATCGCATCTTTCCGCTGACATGGGGCTGCGCAAGAAGGTGGATGGAGAAGATTTTCAAAGACGCCCAACGATACGGTTTCAAGCGAGTTCGCGGCAAGAATCTTGGTACACTGAGAAAGTCGAACGCGACGCAAATCTACATTTCCCATGGAGAGTCGGCGGCGGCCGAGTCGTTGGGCCATACGAGCGGAACTCGCATCGTTAGAAAGCACTACATCGACCATCGAGCTCTTCGGCAATACTCCGTACCGAGCCACCCACATGACATCCGATGAAGACATCGAACGAGCAGTTCAGGAGGAACGTGAACGTTGTCTAAAGCTTCTGGAGTTTTACGACAGCGTGTTCTCGACGCCAGAGCAGCAGCCGACTTGGAATAGGGTTAAGAACCAGATTTCCTTGGGGATAGATCCTGCAAAAGCCGATTTCTTCACCCAAATGTTTGGCGAAGACGATGAAGACTGGGACGACGAGGACGATGGCGACGAAGAGCTCTTTGACGACGAGGGATGGGACGAGGATGGCGATACATCACTCCGAGTCGATGAACCCCATTAGTTCGTAGCCCCCATATTCCGCATCGAACTCTTCCTTGCTCCAGACCGGATTGCCGATCCGAGCGGCCACCGCGTTGTGCGCCCGGTGGCTCCACCAGTAAAACGCGAGCCGGTCGTCGAACGGTGGCGGACTCCCTTTCTTCCATTCTCGCCAGTGCTTCCAGCAATCACCGCAGGGAACGGACCTAAACTCCCATTCTTGAAACCATGCTGAGATGAGCCCCCAGTCGGTGAGCTCGCTCGCAATGCGATGTAGCGATTCCCAACCGGGTGCGAGTTCGAACGAATTGATTCTGGGGATGGTTGATTCGCTTCCCACCCAACCGGATGGGGCAGGTCGTGAGATGTTTAGCTGATCGTGATTGTCCATGGCTCTGTCCACCAGTTCATCACGACTGGAACTCCTGACTCGAATTCATCTTCGGCCGTGTCGACCGTCTGCACCTCGTCATACTCATCGAAGTCAACGTTCCCCGTCACAGGCTTGGTTTCGTCGATCGGAACAGGAAACACTGGATAGGGATCGACCCCGAGCGGGCACTTCGGAGTGGGGTATCTCCACGTGCACGGGAGAAGAGAACTTGTGATGCAAGCAAAGCTGCCATCGTATTTTGGAGAGGAACCGAATCCGCTTGAGAAGACATGGGTGCCAGCGACGGAACAAACCCCAGTGGGTAGAGTCATCGTTCGATCCGCGAACTCCATATTGCAATTGAGCGGACTGATGGTCGCGTCCGTCAATCCCGTCGATGTGCTGCAGTCGAGACAATTGGAAACGTTGATTCCATCAAGCCAGTCTGGCTCGGTGGGCCTCGTGCTGGATCCGCATGTCCAGAAGTCGCTTGCTGCAAGCCCGGTCTTCGGACCACAAGTGCCTAGATCCGATCGATAGCCGGTGAACGTTGCGGATCCCGAGGAGATAAACCGTTCTCGGAAGAACGAGAAATTGCTAAGCCTCCGCCAGTCCTTGTACCACACGCGAGCAGTCAGCTGGATTTGGGAATCAACCCAACATGCTTTGACGCCCACGGCGAACAAGTATCTCTTTGCGATGAGATGCCGTTTCGTCACTAGGTCGTAGTAGCTGGTTCGCGTGGAATCCTGCCATTCGAATCCGTCCGTCGTGCAAAGGTGATTGACGGTTGCTCTCCATAGCTTGTCATTCACAACCGTACTTTCGAAGGACCATCGGTACCGATACTCCTGACCGGCTGAGCTGACCGGCGTCGAAGGTACCGCGACGGCAGCCCAACAACAGTTTGCGGCGATGTCGCTGCCTATGTTCCGCGATCCGCTGTTGTGGAAGTCCGAACTCGGCGTGGATGGCCAAGGGCAACTCGCATTGTTCGCAGAACTTGGGGGAACAATTTCGAACCCCGGAGTGATTCCAAACGAAGCGACTTGGTTTTTCGCGACGCGTATCGGCGTGGCAGAGAAAGAAACGGGATGGAGTCCATCCAAACTGGAGAAGCTCATTTGCGAGATATCCGGATTGACGGAGCTATCACAACAGGAGCAACACTTCTTAAAGAGCTTCATGGTTTTATGGACAGACTTCGAAGGCGCACCATCGACTGTCGATCGAAATGAGGATTAAGAGTTTGCTTGCTGCGATTGCAGAGCCACGGTTCCATGCAATCACCTCTGTGTGATTTGCCCAGCCCGCTGCTGTTGGCTCCTGCAGGAAAACGGCACCACTCGTGTTTGCTCCCAGCCCTCCCGATTTCGTGAAGCCCCACTTGATACCCAGGGGGCGTGGTCTCCTTTGCACCGAAAGTTCTTGCCCGCCAGCTGCTCCGATCATCGCGAGAAGTAGGTCTGCATCCGATGGGCTAAATCCGACGATATCAGGCCGAGCGTTCATGGTTCCCTACCGTAAGAAGGAGAATGCGATTTCAGGGAATTCCTTGAACTCCAACGTATCGGGTGTGGCGTTGTCGGACTTCTTTGTTCCGTCCGAATTCAGGCAAACGATCTTGTCTGTTGCGATCCGCTCTCCGGTCGACGTGAGGTAGCTATAACCCATATCGAGAGGGGTGTTGAGCCACTTGTTCTTTTTGTAAGCGACCGAGTAATTGATTCGCACGCAGTCGTACCCAAAGTAAAACCCTCGTTCAAACCCCGTCACCGTGAGCTTCAGAGTCTGGGCACCGAAGCCCTTGAAGGTCGCGGAGTTGATGGTGTCGTTGCGATCGCCGATCTGTACGTCCGTCACCGTCGGGGCTTCGTATTGAAAGAAGTCGTAGACGATCACAGGTCTTCGAACGATCAACGGCTCTGGAAATTTGTCCTTTGCCGAATTGAGATAGGGTTTTGGTGGCGTGGAGAAGTCTTTGTAAATCACCTCGGGATAGGTCTCGACCTTACCCGAGTATCGTGGGACCCAGGTCGTGGGATCCGGATTGGATGAAGTAGTTTGATTCTCCGACTCCGTCGACCACTCGCTGTCAACGAACCATGTGAATGGGCTACCTTCGTCCTGTTTGGGATCGAGGCCTACGCATACGCATTGTCCGCCAGTCCCGCTGATCGACGAGACCATAACCTGCGGCAACCCAGGTGTTGATAGAACAGCCAGTACTGACTCATTCTTCACATCGGACAGAACGATGTAGCGATGACGTTCGGTGTACACCATATTCGATCCAGACTTCCGTATGGATCCACCTTTGCCCTTTTGAACTCCTTTAAGTAACGTCGCCATTATCTTGCCCTTCCAACTGTTACGCCTGATTGCACGACACTCAGTAAGCATTGCGTAGCACATCGACGGAAGCCTCTGTTGCACGCTTTATCGCGATCTGTTCCGACTTCGTGCTGTTCTCGCGATCGAGGAGTATTTTGTAAGCCTCGACCGATCCTGCTTGAGCACTGACAGCCCCCTTGTAGTCGGGCATATCCTTCTTCCCCGCTTCGAGAGCGGCTTTCCGGAAGGTGTCCGAGCTGATCAACCCCTGCTGCCGCATGCCCATCAGTTCACGCATCGTCTCTCGCAATTGAGAGGCGGGGTTATACTGCTTGTTGAGGTCCGAAGCTTTCGACTCTAATCGTTGACGCTCCTCGTTTTGCTTCTTGAGGGCATTTGCTTGATCGGCCAACGCGTCAATTCGAGAGAAGTTGAACATGCCATGTTCACGTAACTCTGAATGCAGCGCGACACGTTCGCGAATTTCTTGCTCACGTTCCTCGGCCTGCTTCGCTGACATCGAGCCAAGAATCTTTTGAATCTCAATTTCCTGACGATAGGCGTCGAAACGCTTCTTCACGGCCGATTCGGATTGCTGGGCAGCTCGCTGTCGCTCGTCTGCCTGTCGCTTCTGTTCTTTCGTCAGCTCGGCTTCGGCCGCCTCCGCTTCTTTGGCCTTCTGCTTCTGTTCTTCGTAAGCAGCGAATTGACTCTCGTTGTTGGTAAGATTCTTTTCCTTCTTGGATGCGGAATCGGCAGCCTCATCGCGGGCCTTTTGGATCGCCTCGATGTTCTTGCGTCCCGTGTTGAAGGTGAAGGCAGATTCAATATCCTTCCCGACTTCCGACCAGTTCAGGGTGACGATGTTATGCATCGTCGATTGGACCACGGTCACGAGTTCGTAGACATCGTAGAGCACTCCCGCAAAGTAGGCTGTGTTGTCGATTATGCTGGGCAGATAGTCGAGGTAGCCGCTGAAACTGATCACCCCCTGGCCGATCTGTTCGTAGATCACCTGCAGTACCGGTGAGGACTCCGCCGCGATTTGCCGCCATGCACCCGTCGCAATCATTTCGAGTCGACCCCAGGCATCGTTCGCGGCTCCCACTTGTTCCGCTTGCGCGTTACTCAGATTGACACCCGTCCGATCGGCCCAGTCTGCCATATCGCGTAAGGCGTCTGGGCCATCGCGAAGGCTCGAGACCAGAGCAGCACCCTGTTTCCCAAACAACTCATACGCGAGTACCAATTGGTCGGTCGGATTCTGCAGGTCCTGGGTTTTCGCCATGATCTCTTCCATGGCTTTGGCTGGGCCCATCTTTAAAAGCTCGCCCGCGTTGAGTCCGGCAGCCGAGAGCTTGTCGAATAGTTCTCCCGATTGTTTGCTCGCGGCGTCAGACAGCCCGACGGTCATCTTCTGGATCGCGTTGTCAATCGAAGCGGGATCCATTCCCGAAGTCTCAGCGAGCGAGAGTCGCATCGTTGAAAGGTCGCGAAACGACATGCCCAGTTTGCTCGCAGAGTCTGCGATCTCATCGACGACGGCCATTTGTGCACTGACGTTGCTCCAGGCGATTGCCATTCCGGCGATCCCTGCGACGGCGATGCCCACACCAGCTGCCACGGCGGCCGCACCGGCCGCACCCAATGCGGTGGCGGCACGAGATGCACCACCGGCCGCCGTCCAAGTACTCCGATACGTCGCAGTCTTTACGAGTGCCTCATCGATTGATCTCTCGTAGGCTTTCTGAGCTTCTGGGGATCGCCCCTGCCCAACTTCAAAAGGTTTCAGGGAATTGTTTTGAGAAGTTGGACGCGGTATCAATCCGCGTCCCGCTCCAATTTTGGGCGCACCGGTGTTGATCACGGTGAAGTCGACGTCGATGATGTCGTCTGCTGCATCGGCTGCTCTTTCAAGCTCCGTCCTCATCACCTTGATTTCTTGGACAGCATCCTTGGATTTAGACTTAACGCCCTCCAGAGCTTTTTCGATGCGAGCTGCTCCAGCTGCATGCCGTGCGGCAAATACCGCATTAAGTGCTTGTGCAGTCGCTTGGAACACTTGAATCCCGGCCGATACTCCGGGGATCGCACCTAGCATGTCCGTAATACCGGCGGTGACTGCCACGGTGATCGGTTCGAATGAGGACATGCTGGATGAGAGAGAATCGAATTCTCTCTTTACCGCGCGCGTTTCGTTGATCGAATCGCGAAGAGCCGAGTCCGCTTGCTGGGTCTTTGCACCTAGCACGATATCTAGCGTTTCAACGACTGCCATCTAGGTCCTCGCGATCGATCGAATGTAGGTGCGAATGGAGTCGGAATAGAGCTTCAATGCCTGGCTCTTCGTGCTCCGCGCCGCTCGCCGCAAAAACTCTTTGGCTGGGATCTGTCGCCGGATGGCTATCTTTTGTCGAGCAGCTCGGCGAGCTCCCTCGCTCGCGAAGTAATTCTCCTGCCGAGCTCGGAAGTCTGAACCACGCTTCTTCAATCCCTTGGCCGCTCGGGATTCGCGTCGGAGTTGGTTCGCTATTCGGCGAGCGACAGCGTTGAGCTCCCCCCGACGGCTGCCGGTCTTCCATCCCCACTCTTGGAAAGCCGCATAAAACGTCTTGCCACTGAATTGGTTATCGCTCTTGGCGGTGGTGACTCGTGCCCCGATGCGACTCCTCGATCGCTTGATCGCTCGAATCTTGATCGATCGCTGGAGCCTGCCAGATCGTTTCGGGGCGTTCGCACGTGCGGCAGCCAACGTGGGTTGAAGAGCGGGCCTCGCCGCTTTGCGAATTGCTTCCTTTGCTTGTTTGCTTGTGAGCTCCTCAAGCTTTCTGTTGAGTTCTTCGGATCCGGTCAGAACCATCGTGATTTTGCGAGGCATGCTCTTGTCTTGATGATCGTAAACACGAAAGCCGTCCCTCTAGTCTCGCCCTGAGTAAGTGTTGACATAGAGAGACGGCCTCCAAGGAGTCTGAGTAGGAATCGTTTCCGCGGAAACTAAATCCCTGAAGCCTCGCAGATATCATCGAAGTCATCGTCGGAGGCCTCGGGGGTAGCCTCATACTGAAACTGCGATGGCTCCAGCCCGAGCGGCGATATGGACGCCGCATGCAGATCCAGTCGATCGAGTCCTAGGAACTCGAGCTGACAGAGGTCTCGGAGCTCTGCGTATTCGGCTGCACTGATGCAGCTGAGCCACGCGGTCCGCGACGGGAAGCCGAGGTAGAGGGCTGTTCGCCACTGCCATCTTCGCTCTTCGCCTGCGGGGCTCCCGCTACGGTGCTTTTTTTTAATTCCTCATCGAGACCGTAGATTCGATTCGCGCCGTTGCAGACTGTGAACAATCGGCCGATGATTTTGTTACCGGTCTCCGCGACATAGGAGACCAACTGGTCGAGTGTGTCGTCATCGGTCGCACTCCGTTCGTTCTTATCATCGCACAGGCAATATGCCACGACGAAGGATCGATACAGGTCTCGGGAGTCCTTGTCTGAGATCTCGTTGCGTTTCAAGAACGACGAATAAGCGTCATCCATTCGATCCTTTTCAACGGCGGTCAAGGTCGCGATATAGAAGAGCGTTGGCTCACCCGGCTTGAACAAATGTTGCAGCTCAGGTACCGCCACCGGATTTGCTCGGACGGCGGTTTCGCGGTTCTGTCGAAGTTTGGTTAGGTAATCCATGGCTTTCAAGTGTTGGTTGAAGTGTGAAATTAAACCCCAGTAGTTGCGCGTACCGGTTTCGCGGTAACCTTCGCTTCGATTTCCACCTTGATACCTTCGGTGCGTTTGACGCCACTTGGCGCAATCTTGTTGATTCGGCAGGTATAAGTGATGGTGTTGTAGGTCCAGGTAGACGCCGCGGGGGCAGTTCCTGTTCCGGTTCGACGGTACGAGACAACGATCGTCGCCTCGCGTTCGTTGATGTCGTCATTGTCAAAGAAGTCTTCGATTGCTTTATCGCCCGCATCGTCGGGGTCGTACATACCGACCAGTTTTAAACTACCGTAGTCTGGTGGGTCATGGTCGAGAGAGTCGACAGCATCGTCCTCCATGGTGGTGACATCCGTAAGTCCCCGCGAACGCTCTGGAGGTGTGAACTCCTCGAAGAACTCAAAGACTACTCCATTAATCGAGACCCGCGTTCCTGCTCCAAGCTTCTTCTTCTTTGGCATTTAGTCACCTACATAAAGCGTTAGCACGAATGCGTGCATACAAAGGGCGGAATCACCGTTGCCGGATTCAAACGCATATTCGTCATCTACCTCGTCGAGGTCGCTCGTTGCGACGGTCATGGAAGGTAGTGCGATTCCATCGAATTGAAGTGCATCAATCACGGCAGTGACCAATTGGTCATCGAATGTTTTGGTTACGATCTCGACCACATATCGATCCCTCAGAATCCCATCGCTGTCCATGAGGTCATCGGTGTTCGATCCTCGGCGAGCGAACCATATATGCGGATAGGTCGATGATTGGGGAATCTGTTGGTAATGGATTCTCCCCGCAATCTTCTGGTGAATCTCGGGAATCGATTTCAATCGTTCGCGGATGAGGTCGGGTAGGGTCGCGTGGCTCATCCTTGCAGGACCTCCGCACAGAGTATCTCTTGCTCGGTTTCGATCTCGTTATAAGTCTGGGACAACACGTTCAAGATCCGTCCGCGAAACAGAATGCGGTCTTTAAAGTTGGCTGCGCTTCGTCGGGTGGTAATTCTCGTCGTCACTTCAGCAACGATCTGACGATATCGTTCGAGTTCGCGCCCGCTAAGATCTTCGACCAACGCAGGGTGCCCAGAGGCGATTGTTTTCCAGTCCCCTTGTTCGTGACCTAAGTCATCGTAGTTTTGTTCACGTCGCTGTATCGTGATTCGATGGCGAAGCCTACCCGCCCTCATTCGCACACCTCTCCGGCCGTGTAGTCTTCCGCGGGTCTCAATTGCTCGAGCATTGCGACGGTTCCGTGTTCAATCTCTTTCGAGATCGTTCCAATGAGCACGGTCTCGCGGTTTTCGTACCAGTGCGAAGTGAGCATCAGAGCAGCTCGCGTCAACGTTTTGGGTACTTTTTCAACCTCGCTCCAACCCGCAGTGAAGGTAATGCTCACCGCGTTTGGGGTAGCTCGAGTACTTGGGAAGCACTCATGGTCCTTGAGTCGGAGGCTGAATCGGCCGTTGTCCGCCGGTTGTACTATCTTGTCGAGTTCGATCGACTGCACGGCACCGGTCGGATCCACATACTGCACGCTCGCAACCTCTTTTACAGGCCATACGGGCAGATCGATCGATCCTCGTTTCCGCGGAAACCGATCGAGCGTCATCCGATAATCTGCCATCGCGATGCAACATCCTAAATACTCCTCGATGTATTCGTGGGCTGATTCGATTGCTTCGATGATCCAATCGTCTTCGGTTGTATCGGGAATTCGCGAATTGCGTCTAACACGTTCGGGAGTGACCACCCAAAACGTGTTTTCGGAAATTCTCGCGATGCGCATTCGTAGGCTTCCCTGTACATCCAAAGGTCTCGAAACAATCGCTTCGTTGCGAAGCTGAACAACACCCATCGTCTAGATGCTGTGGCGAGGAGGTGGTGATCGCATTCCAACTCCATAACCCCGAGCCTTGGCTTGGCTCTCGCGATCGGGGACCGAAGCAATTCGATGGTGAAGTCACGTCGAAATCGCTTCGAGAGATCGAACCAACTGAGGTAGATGTCTCCGAAGGACTCTTCTTCCAAGTCCTCCGGATCCAGCAAACACGTTAGTTCCTTCGGCGACGTCCATTGGATGGCTGTGATGGTTGTGTTTCCGATTCGAGTTTCGAATTGACTTCATCGTCCGAGTTCGAGTCTCCACCGTCTTCGGACGATTCGGTTTCTAGGTCGGACTCGTCGGTCCGTTCCGAGCCAGGTTCTTCAATCGCCACCGTTACTGGCAGTCGAAAGACCGTTTCCAACTGCAATTCAGTCGGTTCGGATTTGAGTAGTCGACGGGCCTGACCCGAGTCAACAAGCCTTTCAGCTTCCTCGTCGGTACATTCCAAAAGTTGGTTGGGGATGATGGTAAAATCGGTCCCACCCAACGATGCGAGCACAATCACATGAGCCATAAAGATTGATCCTAGAAAATGCTCGATCGGGGCGAGTCGATCGAGCACGAAGGGAGACTTGAAACGCAAACGATGATTAAGCTTGGGTGAGCTTCTTCACTGGGCATGGGGCGTCAGCGGTCCAGCGCTGCAATCGTCCATCCATGGCCTGGTACCCCATGAACCCAACTTGCATTGTCTCCGCGAAGCGTTCAATGAGCTTCTTGATAACGATGTTCCCGACTTCTCGAACCTTGTAGTATCGGAAGTCTCCGTAGAGCATCGTTATTTGTGTGGTAGCGATCGTACTAGCCATGTACTGGTTGTAAATGATCGCTTGGCCGTTCAGAGTGTCTGGGACTCCATCCTTCAATCCGGATGCCCAAAGATATCGGCCTTGGGTATCCTTCAGCAGCCGCAAAGCTTGAATCACAATATCGTGGGCCATGTACATGCCATTCCCTCGATACGTTGGATCCACAGCATGCTGCAGTTTGACCGTGTCGTCTGCGCCAATGGCGGCGGCGAGTGCGGCCGTTACTCCAGCTGCAGCCTGTGTCACGACCCCTCCTGGCTGGGTGGTTCCGTTGCCCAACGTTGCGCGACGCAACTTGATGCGTCCTAGTCTCTCTCCAATCATGCTCCCCACAATCAGATCAATTCGGGGCAGGGAATCACGACTGAGTTGTTCGGAAACCTTGATGAAGTTCGAGGTGAAGTCGTAGGCTTTTAGAGAGAGTTGCTGTAGGACGGCATCTGGTTGAGCCAGCGCGTTGATGTCCTGGGCCTCGTTGATCTGAGTCCCTTCGTTCGCTGTGTCATCACCAATCGGCCACTTGATCTCCTCGCCCGTTTCGGTTCGCATCAAATCCACATATGCGAAGAATGGACTCGTTGCCAACATCGCCAATTCAATCGAATTGATGAAGGTGATTGGGACCAATTCAGAACCGGTCCCGACCCCACCCTTGCTCATGCTCCGGTGTTCTTCTTCGAGCCGATCTTCAAGAAGGGCGTGGTTTGTGAGCCTTGCAGCCCGTTGAAGCCGTTTGTGCTTTTCGGTGTCGAGCAATTGGCAACGGATGGATGGACGGCTAGGTTCTACTTCGAGTCGCTGGCACGCCGAACGCATATCGCGATCAATCAGATCGGGATTGATGTGCGAGACGATGAAGGCCCGCATGAACTGCCGCTGGTCCGCTTGACGTTGAGCAAAAGCACGAGCCTCCTCGCGATCCTCGAAATCCTCACCGTAAGCTCGACCGGTGGCCGGGTTGGTGTCATCGAGTCCAGGCTTTTGTTTTCCGTGTTGAGTCGAACGTCCTTCCCACTCGTTGATCTCGGTGATGCGGTTATTGATCGACTCGTCATCCTCGAGCGACTTCAGTTCATTCTTCAAGGAATCGTATTCGGCGTTGACCTTATCCCACGCGGATCGCGTTTCATCAGGCCAGAGACTGACTGCTGGATCTTTCTCGGAAGCCTTTTTTCGCTCGTTATACGCCGAGCCTTGTTTCTTGATCTCTGCCGCAAGCTCAGCAGCCTTCTTACGCTTCTCTGCAATTACACTCATTGTCTTACCTCGGAATGTCGGACCCACTATGAATTGACGGTGCAAGCCTTACCGGCTGCGATTGCTGCCCACCGTCGCGTATGAACGCTGGCAAAAGTGAGATAGTCCAACGTGCCAGCGTCTAGACGTCTGGCCCGTGAGAGTCACTGGGCAAATTCCGGGGACAATATACAGGCACAAAATTTACGGTTGCAAAGTACCTAAACCGGCGCGGTCGCCGCGTAGACAAACTGGATTGTGCCTCGATCCAAATCAAGGTTCGAGCTGTCGCGAATCCTCAGTGCAAAGAAGATCGTTCGTTCCAACTTGGTCAGCGATCGTGGCACCTGAACCGTGTAGCTAGCGCCCGAGATCGTGGGCGGGATCGTTGCGAGGTGCTTCTGGTTCTTGTCGCATAATACGAAGTCGCAAGTTGGTAAGAGAACTGGTTCGTTAGCGGCATCGCGGACTGTTCTGGCTATCGAAAGATCCGCGTCTACGCTCGCCTGGATTGTTGCAACAGAGTAATCCCTGTCGTCCATACCTTGGGTCGGTAGCACCGCAATCGATTGGATACGAAATACCTCAAGCCAATCGTTCCAGGATGAAGGTTGAGTTGATCCACGAAACAACCTCCACACCGTAGCAATGCTGGGATCGACTTCCACGCTGTAATGCCCGCTCTCACCTTCTATCGGATACTCCGCGTTGGTGTCCCACGCGGCAAGCGAGGAGCCTTCAGGGAGAACGTAGAAGTCCAGGACACCAGATTGTGCGGTAAAAGTGAGTGTTTCCATCGCTGCCAACTATTTGTTGTGAAGAGAAGTTTTTTACGCGGCTGCCAACTCTCCGAGCGTTTCGGCCAGTCGCTCTTGCACCATCTGCATGTCGAGGTCGGGCCAATAGACGGCTTTCAATGCACCGAGGATCGCCACCAGCAACGTCGGGAGCGATTGCTGCACGGACGCGTTGGATAGTAGATCGCTCATGAGTCCGTTCTCGACTGCGTCGCGTTGGGCCTTTTCGGCTTGGTATCCAGCGAGCTCCTGTTCCATTTGCGTTCGCGTCTCGCTTGGACCTTCAGGAAGTCCCGCGATCGCGGCCGTCAGCTGCGTGATGCGTTGAACGAGCTGCGCGTTGTAGGCCTCGCGTTGGGCCCGCGTCGCGGCGTCCTCGAAACTGAGCGTGTACAACGCAGGAGCGCCTTCCTCCTGTTCGGTATCGAACAGGCCCACTTTAAGGGTGATCGACTTGGCAGACTCGTAGGGGATGCGAGCGTCCCATTGCATCTCGCGCACGTAGAGTGGGATTCCACCGGCCGCTACTTCGGGTTCGCTCCACTCCGTGAACTCGTCGAGCGCGTCGCTAAACACGTCTTGCCACAATGCGGTGAGCGTTGGGAGGCCTCCGGCGAGCAGAATCGACTCGGCCCAAATCGTCTCCGGATTGGCGATCGTAGCTTGCAAGTTGGCAATCGCAGCGTTGTCCTGGTCGTTCTTCTGCGGCTTGGCTTGCAGCTTGGCCAAGTTCGCCTCGAAGAAGGCCTTCAGGGGGAATCGATACGTTGCGGCTGGCCCCTTCACGCTTCCCATGTAGGGCGTCACTTCGCACTCGATGCCGGGGAGATCGACCCCCTGGCGGTAAAGATCCTCACCGTTTTGAGCGTCGTAGCCGATAGGCTCCCACTTGATCGTGGGGCGCTTGGTCACGCGAAGGTGCGAAATGTAAGGCAATGCGGAACGAACTTCTGACATGGTTTCCTCGGTAGGTATAGCGTTTACTCGTTGGGTTCAGCTTCAGGCTCGGGCTCAGGCTCGGACTCGGGTTCAGGCGGGATCGTCATTCGGAGTGAATAAGTCTCCGGATCAATCGTGTATTCATAAGGAGGCATCCATTCTTCAGGCTCCATCGGTTCGCCCGAAATGGCTTCGATGAGGTCCACTAGTGCCTTCGCACTTGCAAAAAACCGAGCAGATTGACCGGGCGATGCCGCGTCCATTTGAGAGAGAATCTCGTTAACATCCTGTCGCGTCCGAAGCTGTTGGCGCGATTGGTACCAGAACCGTTGGAACTGCTCCCGTCTGAACTTGGCGAGGTTAGCGAGTGTCGAATTGCTGGAATCGAGCAACTCTTTCGCGATCAGCAAAGACTCGGGATTCGTAGGAATCGTCGGTGATGCAAACATTACGCTACCCATGCGGAGTTAGAAGGAAGAATGAAAGAACCGCTGGAGGGCTCGTCGCCTGCACCGATGCCTTTGCCCCAGTACGCGGAGCCTAGCTTGATTCGGTAGTCACCATTGAGAGCATCGACGAACTCATCGGCATCGGTCCCGGCTGCGGTGTAGTTGCTAGTGAATGGGACGTTTAGCAGTGAGTTGTAGTCAGCAGTTCCGTTGTTGCGAAATCGATTATTGAGGAGCCATACTTCGTCGTTGTTGGTTCCTAGCTCAACGCCATAAGTCGCGTTGCCAGTTATCATGTTCCCAGATAAAGTAATTGGAATACTTCCAGCTATACTTGCGTTTGGATCAACGTAATAACCTCTTCCGTTGTTGCTCAAAATGGAATTCGTTAGACCTTCTCCATACCAACTTGGACTGCCTGCGTTTATGTGAATCGCTGTACCCGGATTGTTCACGATAGTTAGGTTTTTATAGTTATTTGCCGGTTGCCATGAATTGGCGGTCAGTCCATGCCTTCCGCCGGATGAAGCAGACGCGTTTCCTTCTAGTCGGCAATTTATAATGTTGGCGTACCCTGAATCCTGAATGTCTATGATTCTGTCGTAGATTGAACCAGAGCATTTAAGTTTGTTATTTACAAAGTGCATACCAAGACGGGTTATGGAGAAGCATCTTGCAGACGCGTGGCTAGCCGTGTTTTCTAAATCACAAAACATAACTACTGGGGCACCGATGATGCTTCCGTTAGACGATACTATTGCTTTGATGAAAGCTACTTCCAGCCAGGTTACCCCGAACAACCCCACTCCGGAGCTAGACGTGAATAACGGGTAGTTAGTTGACGGGTAGATTGGTACTGGCGAAATCCAACCGCTGGGTTGAATCGGCATTCCCCACGAATCTGATCCAATAATGTATATTCGGTTAGATCTTGTAGGGGGGGTTGTAAATGAAGCGTTGGTCAACGTTGCTGTGTACGCATAAGTTCCTGGCCCAATTCTGCACTCAAGCGAATCACCTAAAGAGAAATTAAAGCCGGTGATTACACTCGACCACGTAGCACCACTCACCAATTGAGCACGATCAGCCCACGATGTCCCATCGCCTGCCCCTGCCGATGTCGTTGAAAACCATCGAGTCACCACTGCCATGCTATGTCCTCGTCACCGTGAGAGTGAGTACCGCGACATTTACGGTCGATGCTGATTCGACTTCGAGCTTGATGTAGTCCCCAGCGTTCAATGCGGTGGTCCATCCGGTCAGCGTCGACGATTGAGCCTTGACCTGGGAGGCGAGCGTGGGCTTTGCGGCCGCGACGATCGAATCCCCGTTCGTCGGTGGGAAGTTCGCGTACGAGTCCTTCCAGACGTCTATTACGATCGATCCGGATGCGTTCGCGACGAGCTCCCAGCCGGTGATTGTGCAGTTGTAAGGCACGCGGAAGAGGAGCGACTTTTCACCGACTGCGATCACAGAGCCTCCCCCATCGATCAGGAATGTTATGGCTCCATTGGTGATGCGCGCATCGTTCGAAGCGACAGCATCGGTAATCCCGTATCCCGCGAGCGTTGTTGGTTTGCTGAGGATCGACGACCAGGGCGGGCTCGTGGTGATCCTTCGAATCACGCCAGCATCGTTGATGAACTTGGCGATCTCGTTTGTGAGAGTGTTCTTAACGAGACGCCCTAAGCCAGTAGCAATATCAAGCGTGCTCGGATCGCCCGCAAGGGTTTGGAACGCCGAGGTGATGACGGCCGCTTCGAGATTCGCGAATGCGGAGTCCCCGCTGTTGCGTGCTTGGAGCGAGCCTGCGTTGTTCTTAAGGCGAACATTGGTACCGAGTTGGATTTGCCCGATTGGGAAATCAACTAGGCCTGACTGTCCAAAGATCGTTTGGACGGCAGTTGTCACGCCCGTGATGGTAGGAGTCACCATGAACGAGGTGTTTACTTCGCAAAGCGACGAGCCAATCACGCTTCCGATGGTGCTGCGGATTGCAAAGGACGGCGACCCAGATACCAAACCGTTGGTCCCGCCAGTCTTGAAGCTAAGAATGTTTCGGTAGTGCCCTGATACCGGAGTCGCCGGGGCGGACAGCGTTCCTCCGAGGTACGCGACCTCGAATCCCGTTTGCGAAACCGCACTCGCGAATGCCCCATAGTCATAGACTCGCACGCCGGTTCGATCGCCTGTGTTTACGGGAAGGATCGAGACTGAGCGAGCTGATTGGCCCGCCATTCCAATCCCAAGGAGACCTCGATTGATTTCCACGTTGCCCGTGTTGCCGCGAATCGCGAGGTCATCGGTTAAGCCGGAGTAGTCATTTTGGCCCGTACCGATAGATGGGCTGGCAGATATTACGATGTCACCGTAGATCGCACTGCCAGAGTAAGTACGACCACTGATCGCACCCGCGATGTAGCCACCGACCTGACTTAAGAACCCAAGCCTGGCATTTGATGGCGTACCAAAGTTGCCGCCAGTATCAGAAATGATTTGCAACTCGCCTAACCGCGTCTTGCGGTAGAACGCGTTGGCCGAATCGCGAACCTCCAGCGCGGCAGCACCCACGTTCCAGCGCAGAAGATGCCCGGCCGCTCCACCGATTTGGAGGGTTCCCGTGATAGACCCGTTACCACTAGCGTTGAGGTCCCCAAGCTCCAGGCCTGCGCGGGCTAAGTCGTCGTTGGTGTTGAGGCGAAATACTTGCCCCGTCGATTGGCGAATTCGAGGACCGAGCAATCCGCCGATCACCACGGACGCGTTGAAAACCTGGCTCGCAATGAATGCGTTGACGGTATCTAAGCGAGGGATGTTGGCCGATAGTCTTGCATCGGAGATCGTTCCGCTAAGCTTGCTCGCCGCGATCGCGTTAATCCACGCTGGATCCGAGTAAGAGAAGTCGCTGCGGACAACCTGGGGCGAGAGCCGTGCGTTTGCGAGCGTGCCGGTGATGAGATCGGATGCGGAGCCAGACGTCGCGATGGGTGCGAGGTTTGCTGTTGGAGTGTATGCAGCGAGAGCGGCCGTAATCGCTGACTGTACATCTTCAGTACTGAGTCCACCTTGACGAGGTACGCCTGGGGTTACTCCCATTTCTCAAGCTCCCTTAATCTTACCGACACGTCGTCACGGGATCGCCAGAACTCGTTTCGTTCTCCGAGTAGGGAGGTTCGCTCTTGTGGACAAATCGATCGACTCGACGTCGCAGCGTTGTATGCGGGAAAGGTTACGGGACCAACGTCATAGCAGACTCCAATTTCCTTGATCCATCGAACATCGAAGGTCTTTCCTTCGGCCTTGATCGTTTCCCAGATGGTGGCCGATGGATAGAACGAGAAGCTAGATCCGGTCACATCGCCATGTGTTAGCTTTTCGGCCACGCTTTGCCACTGCGGATCGTTCGTCGATTCGTCGCACTCGTAGTACAGTCCGACCCCGTCGGTGTTGATACGGCACGTGCCCGAAAGCGTTCGGCCTAAGACGTAGTTCATATCGTGATTGAACAAGCACCGCACATCCTGGCCTTCCTTGATGACACGGTCAAAGGCTCCTGGCATGATCCTCTCCACCAAATCATCCCAAAGCCAATACTCAGTTTGAGGATCCGACTCGTTATAAAACACGGCGCCGTAACCCCGAATAACATTCGAGTCACTAGTGGCGTTACGCTTCTGAATCACCAACCGACGTTCGGTTGATTTCATATTTGGCACAGAGAATCGTCTATGGTGCATCATGGCTTTTCACCCTTCAGGAGTTTGTCGATCCATTCTCGGCTGCTCGCCTCGGCGTGGACGCGAAGGCTAGACGCGTCCAGACCGAGAAGCGAGTCAAACCACTCGTTCGCCTCGTTCGCATAGGTCGATCCGACCAGGGCGGAAACGTTTCTCATGACGTTCTCTACGATCGCGACGACGTTCTGTCGATCTTCCTCGAGAGGCTTGTTGCGATCGCTGCGTATGCAGATTCGATTGATCGCTCGACCAAAAGCCTCCTCGAGGAGAGCTCGATATGCGGTACCGTGAGATGAGTGGACGCGAGAAGTGCGTTTGCGGCGTCGAGACCTGAAACCCGTTTCCGCGGAAACGCCCGGTTCGATCGCCTGTAGGTTTAGTGGGATGTACTTGGTGTCGCCACCCTCGTAGCTGTCGTAGTTCTCCCAGCCTCGCGTTTCGTTTGGCGAGAATCGCCCCGACTGAATACCGGTGATGGCGATGGTATTTCGAGTCAGCGCGTCCGCCCACAACAACGCATTGATGTTGTTTTCGATGTACATTCCTGCATCACGTTCCTCTTGAGTTAGAAGTTTGGTGGTGCATTCGGCCGCGTTGCCAACGAGCCAATGGGACAACGCCCCATCGTGGTAGTTTTGTTTATCCGCCTCGAGAGAATTGTGGCTCACCGAGTCCTTCAGGCCCAGCCTCGACGGAGGGAGGTTGTACATTCTCGCAACTTCGCGAACCTGGTCTTCCTTCAGTTGCGGCAGCTGTGCTTTTTGTGGATCGACTTGGGTTGATATCCATTGCATTGCGTCGCGAATGACCAGTGTTTTGAATGCCTTGTCTGACCCCGCGAATTTCTCGTCGATCTCCTTCTGAGTCTTTTTGACTTTGTTGGGATTGGTCCCCTGCTTCACCTGCAGGATACCGCCCGCGCTCATATTGTTTTTAAAGAACCGTGATTCGAATTGTTTAGCTGCCAGAGCAATTGAGAAGTCCTGCCGGAAGCATCGGATCACGTGGGCCCCAGCGATACCGTCGATCGAAAGTCCCTCGAGGTGAAGAATGTCGTCCTTCGAAAAGGTCCGGGTACCGCGTTGGGTTTGGGTTCGGCATACGAGTACTCCGTTCACTCTCTCCAGCCAAGTCCGGTCAGGGAGCAGTTGGTAGAGTCCGACCACATCTCCGCGGTTACTTCGGTCGATCCAAGCGTAGGCGTTACCCCAAAGCAAAGCACACGCGAAATGCCGTCTCCAAAACTTGTAGGAATTGATTTCTTCATTCGCCATCCCATAACGATGGACAACGCGTTGCACTGGATGGTCAGTGGCAACCGTGCGCCCCATGTCAGTCCGACGATAAACATTGAGTGGAAGCTTCGCACAATCCCCTGAGATCATCGAAACAGCTTGGTGGAGTGGCGCATACCCCAGTGCTTTCGATGCGGTGACCGTTGCGCCCGCATCACCAACGAATGATTCACCGCTATCGGCGAGTAATGAATCGACCGTCACAGGTTGACTAGGATCTTCGAGGGAACGCGAAACCCAAGAAGCCGCTCGGCTTAGTGTTCTTGTAATCCAGTTTCCCATAGTTAATCCAAAGTAAAGACGTCGTCTTCGCCGTCGTCATCGACTTCGACTCCGCGACTTGCTACTGTTTGCAACGACATGAGCAGTGCTTGAGGTCCATCCACTTTTTGAATGCCCCCTTTTTTGTTCTTCACCAATCGCTTGAACCCGTTGGTGTTGGTGATCGCAACTGCATTTCCCATCTGCCAAGTCATCACGGCATTTCCGTTGTGGCGTATTCGCTGTGCGATAATGCGACGTTCGCATTCTTGGACGACGGGACCGTAATGAATGATCTGTTGCGAGAACTCGACACGTTCAGCCTCGGTCGCGGCTTCGAGCTCCTGAGTTATGTGCTCCGCTTGATGCGGATCGTAATAGAACTCGTTTACGTGAAACGTTCGAATGATCTCTACGAGATCCGCGGTCAGAATGGGATAGTCGATCGATCTACCGGGAGTGAGCTTAATGAACCCTTGCTCTGACCATCGTAAGTAGTTGATTTGCTTCGCTTGCTTCCTAGCTTCTGCCTCCGGCAGCCAAAACCACATCCTTGTCCAAACGATTCCGTTCTGATCTTCAATGGATAACGCAGCGGAAACCGTATCTCGAATCGACGCTAAGTCGAGTCCCAACGAACTACTGACAGCGTCGATTTTCTTGAGGTAATCATCATCGTAGTTCCTGTAGCAATCGATACGCTTCTTTGCGTTCTTTCGCTCCGTTGGCCCAGCATCCCAATCCTGCAGGCCGCGTGGGAGAGACGAAGCAATCCAACTATTGGAAGAAGTCGCCCAAATACCGAGCCGCAATCGTTTGAAATCCGACCATGTCGATGGATCGTCCTTCGCGGCTAGGTAGTCGGCGCGGAAGGTACTTAGTTTGAGCGGGGAATCTCTGTCGGTACCGAGCGAAGGGTTCGCCTTCCTCCAGTTCTCTTCATCATGTGGGTCATCGTCTTGGCTCAGTCCATAAACAGTACCGAGAAACGTTTCATCGATCACGCGACCACAATTCACGTCGACCGCATGGTCGTGTGTGTATTTGCAAACGTTTTCGCCTTCTTCCCCAGCGGTAGTACAGGCGATGAATGCGCCCTCCGGCTGCGAAGCAAGCATCCACTTCAATGCGTTGTAAAACTCGAATCCTTTCCACCGGTGAAACTCGTCCGCTAGGCAATGGCCGTTCACGCCGTCTGCCGATGCTGGATCCGCAGCTATGACTTCCCACGTAGAGTCTCCATACTCAACGGTGTAAAAGCCCTCAAGCTTCTTGATCTTGCAAGCTTCTTCGAGTGTTGGGCTGTTGCGAATCTGCCGAATGGCATGCATCAAGCACTTCTGTGCCTGCTTTTTCGTTGTCGCTGCAAGGTACAAAGCGATCTGACGCATCACCCCGCCGAATCCGACCGAATCCGCGAACAGCAAATAGTTTCCGAGCAACGAAAGGAATGGAGTCTTGCCGTTCTTCTTCGGAAGTTCGAGGTACCACATTCGATACCGGCGGACCCAGAAGCCCCACTCCTCGCTGTATTTGACCCAGCCGAAGAATTGCGAGGAGCACACGGCTTGCCACGGGGTGAGCTTGAACGGTTGTCCGGCCCAGGCCCCTTCCGTCAATGTGCCATGTTGTTCTGCGAATTCAAGCCAATGATCGGCCCGACGAGGATCGAATACGCAACCTTCGAGCATTGCTCGTTCGTCGGCTTCCTCCCCAGCGCCCTGGCGCAAGTACTTGAGCCATCCTTCTCGCCGTGCTTTATTGCGAAGAGATAGAATGTTTGTGCTGTTCGGCTTTTGGCTTTTAGGACCGATCACCGATCGTACTTTCTATGGGCGAATGCTTGGATGGCGGCGCCCTTGTTAGAAGGAATACCGCCATGCTTTCGCATTTGTGCGAGGCTAAATGGATGAAGACCGAATTTGGGCCAGAGCTTTTGCAGCGTTGCAAGGGCCTTTTCTCTCATTCGAACTTGGGGAGACTCGGACTCGTATCCACTCTCGGATGTGAAGGTCGCCCTCGAAGGATCATCGATGAGCCACTTTGTCAGGGTGCGATACTCTCCGTAGGTCCTGCACAATTCGGCAAACGTTTCGAGATGTAGTTCCGTGAGCAAGTTGATTTCAACGAGTTGTGGGGCGATCCGTTCCCAATAAGCAATACCGATTGGGCATAGATCAAAGCCTGCAGGGCTAGGGACCTGTCTGATTGGCTGGGACTTTTTTGCGACTTTGGAAGGCGTCGACTTCTTGGCGATTTTCTTGGCCATCTATTCACCTCGTGCGGTCTTGCTGTCGTGGCATCGCTTGCAGAGTGCTTGCCAATTCCATCGGGCCCAGAACAGAACTTCGTCGCCACGATGCGGAGTTATGTGGTCGACAACTGTTGAAGCGATGTAGCGATCGTCTTTAGCGCACTCCACACAGATCGGGTTCTCGCGGAGGAAACCGATGCGAGCGTTCCTCCACTGTCGATCGTAACCACGCTTCGCGCTGTTCTTTCGCAATGAAGTACGCTTCTGCAATCGACGGGCGCGATCAGCCAACGCTTTTCGGCGCCTCTATGCTAAGCACCTTGGATGCTGCCGCAGCCGCTTGTGCTTTCAGTTTCGTAACCTTCTCGGGCCCAAAGGCCTTCAAGTACTCCTCTGCCCAAGCGACCGAAGCCCTACCTTTGGTCCAGCAAAGCGTAAATCCACATCGAACAATCGATGATCGCTTGGAGCGTTTTAGCTCTGCCTCAAAATCTAGCTCGAGCTGCTCGCAGCGACTCTGTAGAGACTTCGCTTCACGCGTGTGTTCAAGTCGCTTCGTATTGCAGCGATGCCATTCCTTGAGTTTCTCTTCGAGAGTCATGCTGTCCTATCGTCTTTCACACGTATGAAAGGGCTGAGCAAGTATTCACACCATCGCCAAAACTCAATCGCATCAAGGAATGGATTCAACCAATCCGACATGACACAATATCGGACTTCGAACGGGCTCCGATGATGTTCACCATGATGGCGAGGACTCTGAAGCAAACCGACCTCTTGAAGCATGCGAATGAATGAGCTGCATATTTGGTGAGCCCAAGCATGAATCTCGTTTGCTTGTGAAACGAATACGAACACCCACGAGGGGTAAAGTGCGAATGCGATTGCGGCCGGAAGGATGGTTGTCCAATTCCGTGTCCAATAGCCATTCTGAAGAAATGCAGCTGGTTGTGCGTGATGCAGGGTGTTGGGCTTGGCAATGTACTTGCCAATGATCGGCCACGATTCTTCGAAGTATCGATCCTCGATCCAATGCCAGACACCCGAGAGAAAATCAGCGAGCAACCAAGCTACCAAAAGCTCGGTTACGAAAACCATTTGCTGATTCTCTCCTTGAAGACGAAGCCTAGTATCGCACCGTTGAAGAGTCCGAACCCGAATGCCAGGGCGAATAGAAACATGCTTCCCATCCATTGAACCACAGGGCGATCCGGGTTGCGATTCAGGATTCCAGTGTCCGGTTCGGCAGGAGGATTTTCCTTTGGGGGCTTCCTCCCGAGTTTGCCACCCGTTACGTTCTCGAGGAGATCCTCGTCGCCTGGCTCAATGTCCTGCGTCGGCCAGGCGGTTCGAACGAAACGCGTTTCCGCGGAATCGCTCACCTCTTTCGCATAGGGTGGCAGAGACTCGAGAGCTTTTGGCAATCGACCTTGGAGAGCATTCAAGACGAAAGGCATGGATTGACCTAAGCCTTCCCCGCCACCACCCCACGTGAGGAGACCAACGACCTCCGGGCCATTTGCCGTGTAATCGATCACGCTCGATCCGGATCGGCCGCCAATGGCTTCGGGGTGCCAAGTGAGAATCTGTCCCTCCGATCGATTCAGTCGGAGTACTTGCAGCGATGGCCATTCACACCGCGGGCATCCGTAAGTTGTGATCAGAGTGCTTGTGTCCGGCTGCCGATTCGCCATGGGTACGGGTTTAACGTCACCAGCGAATCCATCGGCCGCTCGGAGTACTGCAAAGTCCAACGACATTCCGCGGCCGTATCCGCTGGCAATGATCGATGCGGTGCTCTTCTCGCTCCTTCCGTTGGTTTCCCAACGTTCAACATTGACAGTCCGTCCCTTCGTGGTGCCAGCAACGTGGGCGTTAGTTAGGATCAAAGCCCGCCCGGACTTGTCCCGTCCCACTACGGTTCCACTCCCGCAAACACCGCTGACTGTCACGCGGACCGTTGCCCTGATCACTTGCTCGAAGGGATCGCCTCCCCCAGCGCTCGCTACCTCGGAGCGAATCTGATTCGAACTGGACAAGTCTTTGGAATCTTCCGTATTGAGCGTGGCGATCGTGACCGCAGCTCCGCTGCTGACGGTGGCGGGCGGAGCCGCAACAAGTGGGCATTTTCCCGTCGGGCAATCCACCACTCGTCGTTGGCCAAAGGCCGTTGATGCCATCAGAACGATTGCACCGATTACTGCAGCGCGCAGCATCTTCTCACCTCTTTCGTTTCGTAAGAACCCTTGAGATTCTCCAGACCGTGGCGCGGTGTATACCGAATTGTCTTGCGATGTCGACCGATCGTCCGCCAGCCCTGTAGGCTGCGACGACTCGAATCCGATCGAGCTGGCTGAGCTGTTTACGTTGTAGCCCAGCCTTGAACCTTTGCCACTGACGAGATCTCACGTTTAAGAATCCGGCGAGGAGTATACAAAGGGCGAGGGGAGTGGTTGCAATGTACCTAAACACCCCCCCCTAAAACACTCTCAAAAATGTGCGCGCCTGCTACGCGGTCAACGCTAATTCGCGGACGCTAAGATTTTGCCCCCCTACCGTCGCCGAGTTCGGCCGTCATCCTCATTCCGCATGTGAGGGCAATCGCAGTAGATTCTTTGTTGGGATTCCTCATGTGAGATTGAACTCACCTTGATGGGTGGACGATACAGCCCCAACGTCAACGCTCTTTGTCTGTCGTTGACGTTCATCATGAGTCTGCATCAAGTTCGATCCAAGCGAGGTTAATCATGGCATCGTCTGCCGCTGCTTTGTTGTCTAAGTCCACCGAGAGTTGGAAGCCTGCCAAGCGTCCTGAACTTCCCATCAAGCCCTATTACTCGTCAGGTGGTATCACGCTCTACCATGCTGATTGTCGTCACGTCCTTCCCTACCTCGACAACTTCGATCTACTCCTCACCGATCCACCCTATGGCATTCGAGCTGACAACTGCGGTGGCAGGAAGCAAGCGAAGAAGGGGAAGGGGACATGGAGAGACTATGGAGACACGGACTGGGACCGCGAACGGCCGCCAGCATCTTGCTTCAATCTCATGATGGAACGGTGCAAGCATCAGATCATTTGGGGAGGCAATTACTTTAGCGACATGCTCACACCTTCAATGCGTTGGTTGGTATGGGACAAAGGTCAGAGGAACTTCTCCCTCGCGGACTGTGAGTTTGCATGGACAAACTTTTGGAAGGCGTCACGGATCTTCACCTACCATCGAGCGAAAGCCAATAGAGATCATCGCGTTCATCCAACTCAGAAACCTTTAGCGTTGATCGAATGGTGTATTGGATTCGCTGATGGTGTTCGAACCGTATTGGACCCATTCGCGGGAGGGGGAACAACACTTGTTGCCTGCAAGAAGTTGGGGATTGCAGCCACCGGTATCGAACTCAATCAAGTCTACTGCGACAGCATTGTCGAGAGGCTTGATGAGACACATCGCGATCCCACTGTCGGGATTAAATGAGGGATAGCAAATTGCGTCTCAAGGCGATCCTGGTTCATAGCATCATACGTGATTGTCCTCTATACTCGTGCGAAGTCCTTGGAATCACTTACTTCCTAACAACATTGGCGTAGACATGGCAGTTCACATCGGGCATTTACTTGCAGAGATCCTGAGACTCCGCAGATGGGCATCAGGCAATCCTCAACTTCTAGCAAGGGCCTTTGCGCTGGAGAGTGGATTCGAGTCGGCATTCTCCTCGGAAGAATACGAGTTTTCTGTTTCGATTGATCAACAGGAGGCTGTCGAAGATTTTCTGGATGCAATCGACAAGGATCCGAACGAGCCAAACTCGATGTATGTGAAGGATGAGCTAAGGCGCCTTGGATTGGATGAGTCGGTAGCCTGGGCGGTACTCGAATTGTGTTTGTTAGAAGGGCGATTTGTAACAGCCATTCGTAAGCTCACGGAACCTGGCATGCCATTCCATGGGCTAAAAGGAGGTATCGAAAATGGTTCAGATTGGCTCGGAGCTCTTCACTACTTAGAGCTATTCGACGGAACTCCAGAAACTCACAAGAAATTACACGCTTGCTTCTCTCCAGCTGTACCTCGTGTTGGCGAAAGAATCGTTCCGCGAAATGGTTCGGCAATGCGTGTCGTTGACGTCGAGTATCAGGTCGTGAAGGAAGGGTCTGGTAACATTAAGGGCATGACAATTCTTATGCCCTGTGTGTATCTTGAGCCGGAGTCAGATGAAAGTTGAAACCGATAGGACTACGACCACATTCCCGAAGCCTCAAGACTCCGATGGCTCAATCGGTACAGCTAGTAAAACTTCCAAAGCGATTCTCCAGCACCATCGAAATTTTTAGACTGAGAAAAACCAAAGCATTGCCAAAACGCGTCGAAGAGAGGCTTTACCGCTGATTCGCAACGATCCGCAATGTCCACTTCAAGCTCTGGAATGAACAAGTGCCTTCTGTCTGTAGTGAAGTTAAGGCCTAAGCTAATGCTACGTGTATCGCCAAGACGATACCCGTCTACATTCAAGATTGATAAAAAGCAGAAGCACCTACCTTCTATGTCAAGAGTCTTAAACATGTTGAAGGAGCTCTTCATCCAAGTTAGTAGATTCTTTTCGATTTCGTTTTCCGGAACAATTCGCTGTGGGATGCTGTCGCTGTCCGCGATTGTAAATGCATCAACGAACTCGACAGCTCCAAAACGAAAGAGCTGTACCTGCCCATAAAGCCTGGAGTCCGTCCCACCGACTTCGTATCGTGCTAAACCGTCGAGATTCATGCGGCAGAAGTGTTGCATTCCCGTAGCGGTCGGCAGAAGTTGTAGATTGGTCGAGAACTTGGTAAAGTCGACCTCCTGCTTCATTCTGAATGAACTAACGGGAACTATGTGAAAGACGACGATTGGTGACTTCTCGCTGATCGGCAGTAATGTTTCTCCGGACAGGACTTTAGATATCCTTTCGTTCCTGAAAGACCGAATACGGTTTGGAAGTTCCTCCGAGCCAATAACTAGGTTTTTTACCTCTTGGAAATCTAGTGGCATCTTGCCGCAACTCGTACGAATGAAGAATCTGCTGCTCGCTTTGTAGGATACATAGTGGGGTTTAAACCAGCTTTCACCTACACGGGCAAGAATGACAGAACTCGTTGAATTTATCGCAACCGCCCGAAAATGCAGATCGGGCAGACGAGGTTCGATCCCGTCTCGCGCGATGCTCTCAAGTTGTTGGATAATGCTATCGGCCTCTGAAACGTTCACGCCAACAGTTTCTTTCGGGAGTCCAGTTGGTTTACCTTCTTTTGATCTTTCTTCTGACACACCGTAAATCAGATATCCCCCGATGGAGTTCGCTAATGAAGACAGGTCTTTTAGAAACTCCAACTTCTCGTCAATTGACTTGAAATTGATGCACTCCTTGTAGTCTAGAATCCGTGACTCTGGAACTCTTTCGTCGACGAGTCGTTGAATATCAGAACCGGTGATTTCATTGAAACTCTTGTCGATCACGATTATTCTCCGGGCAAGGCATGTATCGGGCAATTCAAAACTGAAAACGCATACTTGCGTGTCAGAACCAGAAGCCTCGGATTCTAACAGATTTGCGATTAGTCGGAGATCGATTTGAGCGACGATTAAAGATAGGTCAGCTCCCAAGTCGGATGGTAGCTTCCTGCCCACTTGTCATCATCCAAGAGAATGCGTAGATACCCGTTCCGAGCGGACTTGATGGTCCCATATCTTGGTCCACCAAATCCGCCGGTGTAGAGCACCCTTCCGCCTCTCTTGGCGAGGACTCGATATCGCAATCGAATCTGCTTCAACATGAAATTGCCTTTGGAATCGGTAGAGACTTCTTGGATTGATGCGAGCTCAACACGAATTCCACCAGCTCCGATTTCTTAGACACCGAAGGCTGAAGTTTTAGCTCTTTGCAAAGCTTCAGCAGCTGCTCAGTGGTATGTCGGCCGAGCCATACTCCGAGGAGTCGCTTTTGTGGGCCATCCTCATGCTCAGCGTCTCGCCAGAAGTCCAACATGCCCACCGAGCATCTTTTGGCGAGTGCCTTCACAAGGTGATCCTGAATGTGCGGAAGCTTGTCGAGATCAGGGAGATTCCCTTTCGCTGCCAGTCCCTCATGCGATCGCTCTTTCGAACTCACCGGCCAAAGCATGAGCCTCCACATCGAAACCATGGCTGTCGTGTTGGCGGTAATGGGCATCTTTGTGGGTGGTCCCCAGGGGCCGCTTATGGGCTTTGTTTCAATGTCACATTCGGCAAACGCCCAATCAGCGAGGTGATCGAATCGGTTTGAGTAAAGGTACGCCCGGAGCACGAACGGAAACGTTGTCATCATGTCCGCCCCTAGGGCGCTTTGAGTGAGTTGCAGCCGAAGTGCCATGCACACCCATTTTGCCGAGTAGTCCTTCAGTCGCTTGTTCGCTTCGATCCTCTTCAAGCTCTCTTCTGTAGCCTTGTCCTCCGGTGAAAGGGGCTTCTCTGGTTCGGTCGCGGATGCCTTACGATTGGGGAGTCGGTTTCCCTTCTCGAAGATTTTCTTCACAAAAGGCGTTTGTAGTTTGTCCCAAAGGTCGCAATTGAATGTGACGATCATCTTCTCGCCGTTGTCGCTGAACGTCGCTGGAGCCAGCATCACCATTTGCTCTTCAGTTGGAGTGAAGAGCATCTTGTGACGCCCCCAGTACCCGTGGACGAGATTTCCCGTTGATATCTCGCGTTCATCCATCGGCCGCGTGTGTTGATCGAACAGTCGCGTGAGCCAATAGGGCCAACCATCTTCCGCGATGAGATCAGCCCTTGAATCGTCGTCCCGCAATTCTGATTCAATTTCACGCATGAAGTCGTCATAGTCGACGAATGGAATCAACTTTCGAGCAGCTCGTTCGCTTAGCTTTCCGTTCTTGACCATGTCACGGATCGACTTCGGAAGCCGAAGCATTCGGAGTGCATTCTTGGTTCCACTCTCGCTTTGAAAACCTACGGCTTTGCCTGCGGCGAGTCTATCGAGCCCGGAGCCGCCCTTTTCGATAGGTTGCATGAGCAGGACGATAAGCTCTGCCCTTTCGATTGGATCCAGGTCACGACGGTTGCTGTTTGCGGCTGCCATGCGCACCAAGGCGTCTGGCGTTTCCTCGGAAACGATCGTCGCTCTGATTGATGATTTGCCAAGCTTGCCTAGCGCTCGAAATCGTCGCTCGCCACTCAGCAGTTCGTATGGATACTGCGGATCATTCGTAGCTCGCACTGTCGCTGGTTCCAGCTGTCCGAGTTCGCGTATCGACTCGGCGAGCTCGTCGATCGAGTTATCATTCCACAGCTTGCGGTTGTTCGCATGCGGCCGAATCTTCGACAACGGTATGTCTTGGATTTCATTCGCTTGGGTGAGCTCGTGCAGCTGTTCGGATCCGGAAACTTCCTCCCACCGGGGTTGGATGCTTTTGTTTGTGGTCGGCTTGGTTGTCTTGCGTTTTGCTGTCGTGGATGCCATAGTTCAATTGTCCTTTCGGGGATGCCAGGGGGTCGTGAGGTGAAGTCTCACGGCCCTTTTTTGATGAGACGAAACGTGGAGTTCTTAGCTAGGTAGGCGCGTCGCGGGTTCGCCGGCCAAAGCTCGCGATTAGTTGGCGTTCTTCGTCGCTGAAGCCGGTGGCTCGTTGTGGTGGTTCTACGAAGACTGGACTCGCCGGCGGCTTCGAGAGCGTTCGTCGCTCCAGTGCGGGGCTGGGCGGCCGCTTGGGGCACCTAGACCGTAGGTCGAGGTATCCGAGCCCTACGTCATCGCAGATCCCACGAGCGCTGTTCCGCAGGTAGTTCGCTGGGGAAGTCAGTCGCTCCTTGGAGCGGATCGAATCACGTTGTTCGGCGAGGTGATCGCAACCGGTCAGTTGTTGCGCGACGAGGCAGACGAATGCGAGTTCCCATGCCACGTCGGCAACCAAGGTCTGCTGGTGGCGGGGTACGCATTTCACGATCTGGTGAAATGCTTCCTCGATTTCTTGTCTTCCGATGTTTCGATCAACGGCCGTCGTCGCCGCTTCTTCAAAGCGACTGCGGCAGCGATTAAGCGTATTAGCGTTATATAAAGAGGGATTTTCAAATGTCGCTCCGATGTCGTCGCGATGTCGCTCCGATGTCGCCTCTCGTGTCGCGTCGATGCCGGCTTCGTGTCGCGTCGATGTCGCCCCTGATGTCGCGGTCGATGTCGCGTCAAATGTCGCCCCCACAGCCACCTTTGAAGATTCCTTGGAATGGTTCCGGGCATCCGATGCCCATATGACTTCGGAGGTCTGTTCAGCCATCTCAACGATGTTCGTCCACACCGCTTGAATGGCGACGATGTTTTGATTGCCAGCCACATGGCCAACTCGAACCAACCCGGAGTCTTGGAGGCGTCGCAGGATTCTCTGCAGCGTTCTTTGGCTGCAATCCAGTTCCTTCAGTAGTTGCATCCGAGTCCGAGTGAATGGTCGAAGACCACAAAGCCTCACTACCGTCCTCAGCAGCTTCCCTGCCGCGTCCTCGCGTCCAATGCCTAGGAAGTCCAGTGCGACCTCCGTCGTAGAGATCATGCTGCTTCTCGCGATTTCCTGAACCTCGTTGTCGCGAGCGCATCCATTTGCGTATTCGAAGAGCGGGAGATTCTGCTCTTTCATCGTTTTTGCCTCCGGCATCGTGTCGGAATGGTGTGTTGTAACTCGCGTTGTAAAGTCGCACTTTTTCAACGCTTAATCCGTGGAAACCATAGTCTGAATAGGACTATGGTTTTCAGTACTTTTGAACTAGCATGCTAAGCACATCAAGACGTGCCTTTAGCGGTCTCAAAAAGCAAAGCTTCCTGAGTCAGTGGCACACAACGAACGGTCCAAGCCGAAGCTCAGTTTTTGCGAACACCGTTGTTCACCGAAGTCGAATTGTCCGAACAGTCCGCGATCTCACTCAGGCGTTTTCGAACACGCGAGGAATGCTCATTCGGATTGATCGTCGCGAAACTCGATCGCTAGGGGCTCATGATCACCTCCTTCCTTTCAAGCCATGTCGTGGCTGCGGGTACGTTGACATACATTCGGTTCCAATCTTCACCGAATATCCATCTGCTGAGTGCTTCACATTGGCGGAGCGCCAATCCAAAGCGTTGATCGGGCAATGTGCCCATGCAGTTCCAGTAGTACGACCGATCGAATAACCGGCCTATCGCCACATTGGCAGATTGTGACCAGGAGCAGCTCGCATGCTGGACCTTGCCTCGAATGTTGACATTGCGAGGCTGGGCCTCGATTCTAGAGAGACGCCGTATTGGCTCGTGAAACACATGCTTCCCTAGCTTCCATCGCTTCAGTTCCACGAATAGAGAGCTGTACACTCCTGTGCCGCAGCACTTCCAGCATTCATCGGAAAAGGCAGCGTCAAACGAATGAAATATTCCATCGCCTCCACACGTCCAGCATTCGTGATCGATCCGCTGAACGTCGTACCCATCGTCGGTTCCCAGGCGATGACAGATGGTTGATTTGATGCAGTAGAACTCCATGCGCAATATAGGAGCGGTATTAGCTGCCCAGAGCACGTGAGCAATTCGATTGACTCGTTCATCGATCATTCCGGATGCTTCCTTTCTTGTCCGCGCATGTGAGGTGCTGCTAGAAAATCGCTCCGGGAGGTATTCTCACGTCGATATCAAAACATCCCTCCACCATCGAGTCCACGTCGAAATGGGGAGCAAAGATTGTCTCGCCGCGGTACTTGAAGTCTTCCCTCGCCTCGTGTTCGAGTGCGGTCAGAACCGCCTTGAGCGCTGTTTGTACAATTTCGCTTTTGGTCGCAAACCTCGATATGTACCACTTGCGGCCGCTTTGCTTTGCCGGAACGGAAGTCTTTGAATCGATCGCGGTGAAACAAACCTGCATGAGATATGACTCTCCGCTCGGTCCAACGCTGAACTCCCAGTCGCGAAACTGGATCTTCGATAGAATCAATGCGATGGAATCTATAGTCTGAGTTCTACCCATGTTCAGTAGCCTTTCCTTTGCATAGCGCGAGCACTGCCGATTGAATCGATTCAGCCAGCTTGATTGGGTTGTCGCCACGGTAGATCATCACATCGACGAGCTTCGATAGCTTTGTAGGAACCTTGATTCCTTGATCGACGATTGCGACGATCGGTTTGTCGTATGCGACGGCAACGCCCAATTGCATGGCAGTCGCGGGACTGACGTCATCACCGCTTCCAATCGTTAACACGACGACGGACGCCGATTTCAACAGTGCGAATAGCTCGCGTTGCGGGTCGTCCTTAGGAATGTCCATTGCTACCACGGTGAGGATTCCTTTTTGCGCTTTAGGTCTCGTTCTACTTGTCGATCGAGTCGCCTGCACTGATCCGGATGCTGCGATCGCATTCGTGCGATGAATCGCGACTCCTCTGGGGACAGAGCTCGCTTGCTCAGCTCCGAGTGCGTTAACGCAGATAGATAGATTTCGACACGATGTGGATCCATCCGTTCGGAAGTGAATTCGCACATGTTATTCGTTACCTCCAGAAATCTTTCCTCCCGGACTCATCGCCGGTCGTAGATCATCAACACACCAGATTTCAGTCCGAACCCTCGTTCCGGACTTGATAGTTACCTCAACACAGTCGCCTATCAGCAAACTTTGGTTTGTTACCGTTCCTCTTCCACACACTCGCGAAAGATGACGTTGCCTCGATCGCACGAACACAACCGTTCCTAGCTCCGGCTGCCATTCGGAATCGTCTCGCTCGAAAGCTCTCTGTCGCGGGGTCTTGCTCATGACGCTAACCTCTCGAGAAGCGAATCGTCGATCGATAGGTAGTTGCGTCTAGCGACGGCCGGAGAATGCCCCAGGAGCAATCCAGCTTGATGCTCGGTGATGGTAGGATCTGCAGCGAGTTGATTCGCACGAGTCGCGCGAAACGCGTTGTAAGGAGGCTTCCACCTTGGCACACCCACGCGATCCTGTAATTCGTAGAGCCATTCGTAGCAGTTGTTCTCGGTGATCCTCGAGAGCACCCGATCGCCTGGGCCCAGCCCTCTGAGCAGATCGGGCAGATATTCGCGAATTGCAGGGTAGATCGGGTTGATGCGAATTCGGTTGTTCTTGCTCTCCTGCAAGAGGATTCGGTTGCGATTCAACTCAACATCGCAAGCACGCAGCGTGAGCCCCTCGCGCAGCCGGCAGCCTGTCCACTGTACGAACCGCAGCCAGTACCGTTCCTCCACCGTGCGGCAGGACGCGACCAGTTGGTCAATCCATTCCCACTGCACTGTATCTTTCTCGCGAGGTGCAATCGATCGATTGAGAGCTTCGCAAGGATTGGAGTCGATTGCGTCCGGGTTGTTAGTACGGAGCCATTCGAAAAATAGATTCCAATGCTTCGCGTGCCGAGCTAGAGTGTTCTCGACATAATGGTTCTCTTCACCGAGGTCGACCATGAGATCAGAGAGACACCCTTCATCGATGTGACTTACGTCGTTGCCGCAGCGAAGCAGCTTGCGAACATCGCGAAGCACTGCCTCGTCCGTTGCAACGCTCGTGTTCATCTCCTGCCGAGCTGCTTCGTATTCGTCGATCCATTCCGCTAGCGCAAGCCGAGCCGGTTCGCACCCATTCGATTGCTTCTCGAGAAGGCGCGATTGCAAATACTCGAACTGTTTCCGCGGAATCGATTTGAGCCAGTCCGCGGTGGATCGAGGTACCGGAGCCTCCGATCGCTGCGCCTCGAGTATCCGCTCCACATGTCGCTTCATGCCCGACCATTCGCGATCGCTGAGACGGAATCGACCCAAGCTCAACGTGTCTTGTCTACCCTCGCGAGGACCGCAGTAGTGGCGAAAGATGATTTGATGTCGTTGGTCACGGCAAAACATCGATTACCTCCGGTGCCGGCAGCCGAGCTAGATTGCGACGATCGACGAGCTTGGCCTGCTGCGTCTCGAGAAGGGCGCCCACGCCGTTAGAGAGCGTTTCCCAGGCGGCACGATTGAAATTGGATTTGCTCCAGGCGCACGTCGCCCAAAGGAACCCTTTGGACTCGAAATTCGCGTAGACGAAATCGTTCTCATGCTCCACGTGAACCTTTCGCACATCAACCGCCAGCGTCTTCAGCAATCTCAAGAACGCGTCGGGATCAACGTTTACTCTTGTGAGCGACTTCGAGCAGCCAGAGACCGATATTGAAACGAGATCTCCCCGCTTGAGTCTTGCCACCAAGAGGACATCGCTCGCCGCGATCAATTGTTTTTGAACGTCTGCGATACGCTTCATGGCTTCACCTTCGCACCGAGGGCTTTCAAGAGCTCGATGACGTCGCGACGTGTTCGATACTTTCGTCCGCCGAGCGCTAGACCGCTGGGCATCGGGAAAATCTTACGACTTGTAAGAACATGAAACTCCAGGGGATGACTAAGAACGCAACGGAGCCACAAAAACGCTTCATCCGTCTCCTTGATCCCAAAATCGATGTATTGAAAACCGTTCCATCGGTCGGAGCCCAACGAACCACCGATTTCCATGAGCCATGACTTGGACACTCGTTCGACAGCGAAAGCCATCGGAATCGGCGGTTCGACCGCAACCTTAATACGCGTTCTTGATGATTGCATGAAATGCCTCCGTTTCCATGCGAGAGGGTGGGTACAGCCAGATGAATTCAATAAGGTCACTTTCTCTTGGACGCAACGCGTTGAAGCCCATTGAGCGGAAGAACAACTGCACCACGAGTAGATCGGCAGGCACAACGGTCAGCACATCGTGGCGTCCGGATCCCTTTACTGATGCTTTGATGAGTTGGACAAGCAGATCTCCAACACCAGTCCTTTGATGGTCGGGGTCGACTGCGATTCGGTAAATAAAAGTATCTTCTTGGCTGAACTTGCAAATCGAATAAGCCAGAACGCACTCACCCAGATAAAGCACGAAGCCAAAGACAAATCTCTCTCGCAGTAATTTCTCGAACTGTTGTCGCGAATATGGTTGGAAATACGGATGCGTTGGAGAGAGAAAAGCCCTATGCTCAATTCGGGAAACTAGCTCAAAATCGGAGAGAAGCATCCGTCTCCACCTGACTTCGTGCTGCGGGATGTCCATTTGATCTTCCACAATTAAAACGCTTTCTTGATGATTGCATGAAATGCCTCCGTTTCCATTCGAGAGGGTGGATTCAGCCAGATGAATCGATAAAGGTCGCTTCCATTGGGATGCAACGCCTTGAACCCCATCGAGCGGAAGAAGATTTGTGTTCGGACCAAATCATCGGGCACTGCCGCTAGGATCTTGTTGCGTTTACAGGCCTCCACGGATCGTTTGACCCCCTGGACGAGTCGAGTTCCCAGACCGCTCCGTTGATGGTCCGGATCGACTGCGATTCTGTATATGGCGATGTAGTCCCTGGAGTGCCCTAGAATCGAATAGGCTACGACGCAGCCATCCTGACAAAGCACGCATCCGGAGACATGCCCCTCTCTGAGCAATCTGGCGATCTGCTGCAGCGAATATGGTTGGAACGAAGGATGCTTTGAAAAGCGAAACGCCTTACGTTCGATTCTCGCGACTGCCTCGATGTCGGAGCGAAGCATCCATCTCCAGCGAGCTTGGGACTGTGTGGCGTCACGAGGAGCTTCCATTGCTGCCTCCTGCCGCGACGGATCGCGTGATTTCGCGACGATAGATAACAACTTCGGGAGGAGCATCGAAGCTAAGAAGAACTCCCTGGTCATTGAAATTGACGACCCAGATCGTCACATCAATCTTTCCGATCTTCAGGAGAAAGCTTTCTTTGCGGACCCTTTTCACGACCGCAGCAATTTCTCCGTCTCCAGCGGCCGAGTCGTCGACAGCACTGACTTGCAGCAAGACCTCATCGCCGTTCCTGCAGATCAACCTAAGATTGATTCGGATTTCGTCAGCGACCAAGATGATCGACTGACCTACCCTGCGTCTAAGGGATAGCATGACGCCTCCTCCATGTTGGGGACTCTGAAAATCCTGCATCGCCAGTCCTTACGAACTGGCGATGCAGCTTGCAAGTTGCACTCGGTGCAACTAGGAGTTAAGCCCTCAACACGCTTTCGCTAGTCACGCCCGAAACCTATCTTGGCGTGTTGAGGGCAAACCACCGGCAGGACTCGAACCTGCGACCTTCCCCCTCTTCGGCCCTTGGCGCGGCAAAGAATGGGGACGCTCTTCCTTCTGAGCTACGGCAGCGAAACTTCGACGAGACGGAATCCCATCGCACCAAATGGCACCCGAAGTCCGATCGTCTTTTGATTCATGGAACAGACCTGCACCGACGTTCCCCGACTAGCAACGACACAGACTGACTCGCATGATTGCGAGCTCCGCTTTGGTGGTTCGGGCCTCGGTGCGTCTGCAGATCGCATCGCCTCCCGAAAAGCTTTCAGACCGGTCGTTTCTGAGTTGGTGAGCATGTTGAATCTTCGACAATGGAAATCGAAACCAAGCCACCTGCGGGAGTCGAACCCGCGCCGGTCCCAGTAGGAGGAAAGGGACTGCTCTACCGACAGAGCTAAGGCGGCTACCCGATACGAATTGGAGTCATCGGGGCTTGGCCTGATTCAGAAATCGCGTTGACGCGCCCAGTGCGTCGATCGCGATGAGGCAAAGCTCGCGGACCACGCGGCCCAGAAACGAACAAAGCCCGCTGAATCAGATTCAGCGGGCAATGTTCTAAAAGAATTTATTTAGCGATGCAAGGGGAGGTAAAAGATTTTTTTTAGTCCTCGATTTCCTTTGCCCCGGCTTGGAGGATTTCGATTGTCGTGGCGTTCAAAGCCTCCGCGAGCTGATCGCAGGTTCTGAGGGAAGGGTTACCATTCTTCCCGAGCAAGAATTGATTCACCTGCTGAATTGTGCGCCCCCAGCTTTTCGCGAGCTGAGTTTCTGAAATCCCTTTGTGCCCCATCATGACCCGTACACCACGAATGAAGCACTGGGTTGAACTTGAGGGGCTTAGTGCAGTTGACATTTCGATCATCCCCTAAGGATAGCCATCAACATTGAACGAGCAAATCTTCTTCTAGCTAAATTCCGAATCACGTAACTCTTCACCCGACAGGTGGATTTTCCTCGTCATATTCCTCAAGCTGAGTCGCCACGTCCTCATCGTATTCCGTCAATAGGGACCTGTGAAAAACGTGAGAGCGGAAGATGGATTTGTGGTCCGTCCAAAGACACTCGTATAACCCATCGCCAACACTTCGGTTTATTACCATCTCGTAGTTATGAAGGGCTGCTTGGTTCGACTTACCGAACATAACACTCGCACCAGTTTCGAAAGATCTTTCAGAGCACTCGACTTTCGAGTGACTTCGGTCAGTGCGAGCAGTCTTACCTATGTCCGTAGACTTCGAGCTTAGTGGTTTAGAATCTGACACTTAGACGCCTCCGTGCCCAAAGAGGAGCGATTTGAATTGAAGGAGACGGCGTATTCCTTCGCCATAAAAATGACTGCGACTAGCAGAATCCCCACAGCACGAGCGCTTAGAAATTTCTTGGGTAGAAACTTCGCCAAACGTCCAGTCGCGCGTGAACGCGACATACATGCGCATGGATTTCACAAGCAT